GGGGCTATGTGCCCCTCTCCCGCTGGGAGCTGATTCCGGAAGACTTCTCGATCACCGACTACACCAAGCCCTCGCACTACCGGATCACCACCGCGCAGCGCCTCACGCCTGAGCAACAAGGGCAATATGTCAATGTGCGCATACACTCATCCCGCGTAGCGCGCTTCGACGGGCTGTACCTGCCCTGGAACGTCCGAGTGCGAAACACCGGCTGGGGCCTTCCGGTGCTCCAACTCGTCTGGGAGGCGTACAAGCGCTACGAGACCGCGATGTCGGGCCTGGAGTCGATGACCACCGACTCGGACCTGTTCGTCCACAAGATCCCCGGTCTTTTCAACCGCATCGCTTCCGGCAACGAGAGCGATCTGCGCAAGCGCCTCGAGGCCAACAACCTCAGCCGCTCGGTCTACGGCGGCATGGTCGTCGACACCGAAGAGGAACTGAGTTTCCTCAACCGCGCGCTCAGCAACATCGCCTCGGCGACCGATCCCTTCGTGAGCGACCTCCAAGCCGCTACCGGTTGGCCGGCCTCGATCCTCATGGGCGAAAGCCCCGGCGGCCTGGGCAAAGAAGGGCGCTACGAGGAGCGCGTCTGGGCGTCGATCGTCGAGCAGTGGCAGGAGGTCTACTGCCGCACTGCGGTGACCGAGGTGTTCCAGTACATCCTGGCCTCTCGCGAAGGCCCCACCCGAGGACGCCCACCGGCCAACTGGGGCGTTGAGTTCCCCAGCGTCTTCACCGAGACCAATAAGGAAAAGGTCGAGCTGCGTCAGCAACAAGCCTCGATCGACTCTCAGTACATCAACATGGGCGTGTTGAACCCCCTCGAAGTACGCGCCGCTCGCTTCGGCGGCACCGAGTTCAACATCGAGACAACGCTTGACGAGCGCTTCAGTGAGCAGCTCCAGGCGAAGGCCGACGCCGAGTTCCAGATGCAACTCATGAGCATGGAAGCTCAGGCACAAGCCATGCAGAATCCACCGGTGGCGCCGGGGGCAGAGCCCACAGAACAGGGGGAACCCCCCGGGAACGACGCGGAAGGTGCTCCGATCCTTCCAGACCAACAGCAAGATTTTACATTTGACTCGTTAGATTTCTATCAAGCACATGGCTACAAGATTCGAGTCGCCAATAAGCACCAGGACATTCGCCTTGGTTACCTCGTAACACCAGACGGCCAACGGGTCGATACCGACGGCGTACCTTCGATCTTTGTTGTTGGCCCCCACCGCGCGCATGGGCGCAAGCTTTACCGAGCGCGATTCGACGTGGGAGGTGAGCTTGCTGACGGCCCCTATGCCATCGGCTTTCGCACAGTCAGAGCAGCGAAGCAGGCAATCGCTTATTTCTACACTCGGCAGAATGTGGCAGGGCTGTCCCCCGTATCTGAGGGCGAAGCCGAAGCTCTTCGCGCCGGATGGGAGCAGTACTGATGAGCAACCAGAGCCCCTCACCTCGCGAAGCTGCCCGGGCTGCGACCTATCTCGCCACCCGAGAGCGGCTGGACTTCCGCACAGGGAAGACACGCGCCACCGTCCAGTGCAACCCTCCGAACGTGCGTTGCGGGGACCGTTGTATTCCCCCGACCTGGGACTGCCGCCTCAAAGGGCAGGGTAATGACCCTCACCTGGCAGCCAAGCGCACGGACCCCGTGGGAGGACTGGCCAACATCGAGCGCGGCATCAAGCGTCTGGGCAAATTTGCCAGAACAGGCAGCTTCTCCGAGCTCGAATCGAGTAAGCGCTCCCTTGTACGCGGTGCCGTCAAGCTCAAGCCAGGCACCCTAAAAGAGAAGGATGAGTTCAAAGCCTGGATCGAGCAGAACTGGAGCCGGATCGCTATCCCAGTCACCATCGCTGGTGTAGGCCTCTTCGCTCACGCAGGGCTAAAGAGCGGCAACGTCTTTGGGTATCGCGAGGGCGCCGGGGCCAAGATCGACCGCGCGGTGCATACCGGTATCGGAGCCGTCCTCGATGTGGTCCCTGGCGTCGGCCAGGCCCGCGCCTACACCCGTCGCCGCGCCGCGGAAGCAACTGCCTTCAATCTCGAGCGCGTAAGCATGCGCACCCAGCGCAAGCGCAGTCTCCTGAACCCCGAGGCCGGAATCCCGGGCACACCGATCCCGCCGACGTGGAAGACCAGCGGAGGTAGTGATCTTAATAGTAGCCTTCTCGATATTGACAATGCAATAAAAGGCTCAGACGCTAAAGCGCTAAAACGCAAATCAACGTTTTACGACTGGAACACTGATCACAACCTCGCTTTCTGGGGCGCAACCCACCCCAGCAGCGGAAAAAGCGTATTTGCTGAACCCAGCGCGAAGGCTTTTCTGAACGATGAGTGGCGCCTAAATCTCCCAGCAAATGCAGACGCATCGGCTTACAGAGTCGCCCTTAAGAGCCGTATCGCATCTGAGAGCGACACGTTCATACAACTCGCTAAGCAGCAAGGTTTTCGTGCTTACGGCACCCCCGGTGAGCAATATCTGCGCAATGAGGACATCGACGCATTCATCGTGCGTAACACGCGGGGAATGCCCCCCGAGCTCGCCTCTGCACATGGTGCCTTTCTGAGGACTGCAGTAAAACGCGGCTCAAACAAAACCAAGGCGAACGTTATTTATGCCGGTCATGTACGCTTCTATGACGAGTACTTTAAGAAGCGTGTTGTACCTAATCTAAAAAACGTAGCAGGCGCCCCTGGTCTGGATCGAGACATGCGCGGTGAAGGAGCCATCTCCTTGCGTGCTGCTGCAAATAGACGTCGCACCCACTTCCTAATCCAGACGAGCAACAAACCGAACCGAGCAAGTGCTGGTATTTCGCACGACGAGCTGTTCATGCTCGATTACTACCACACCAAGGTAGTCGGTGACACGAAGTCCCCCTACACCATCAACACGCGCCTGGCCGTGACCGCGGCCTCCGAGCTTTCCGGCAAGGCAACGCTCACATCACAAGAAGCCATCGAGCTTCTCAACACGACCTACGGCTTCCCGACGGCCCGGCTGGAGCAAAGGCGCACTACGCCCCGGACCGCCCCCGCAGCCCCTGCCCCCGAGGGCGAACGCCCTGCGCGGCGCGCATCCGACGCCCAGAAGATCGCCGGCATGATGCGGCGCAAGAACCCCGACGGCACTCCCGTCTTCGCGACCCGCGAGGCAGCCGAGGCCGAGCTCCGCCGGATGAAGCGCCAAGACGCCGAGGAGCTCCCACCCCGAGTGCGGGCCTACCTGGAGATGCAGGCCCGCCTTGACAAGCGCTGCGGCAAGTCCGGCATCCCCGAGAATCGCAAATGCACCAAGACCACGCCTGCTCAGTCGCGAGAGGCCGCTCAACGCGCAAAAGGCGCAGCCGAGCCCGGGGTTACTTGCTCACCGGGCACCCAGAAATGCGGTGAGATTTGTATTCCGCAGGGGGCCACTTGTCATGTCAAGGCTGGTGGGGATGCTTTAGGTACTGCAGCCAAAGTCGCTTCTATAGCAGGAGGGGCCGCAGCTGTTTACGGTGTCATCAAAAATAGGAAACGCATAGGAGCCGCCGCTCGCCGTGGGACAATCCAAGCCCAACGCACTTTGCGCAACTCAAATAGGCAAGCTTATCGTAATACTTTCGTGCGTGCCCGTGCTTCTCGCCGTGTAGCCAATAATGTCGTTCGCACGCAAACTGATCAAACAGTAGCCGAGCTGAGCAAGCGTACTATCCAGACGCTCTCTAGAGCGGACGTAGACACGGGTATATCTAGGCTTCCCAAAAACTTTCAGGAACCAGTGCGGAAGCTCGTAGGTGGTGCGAAGCTGTCTGCCGCCCATCTCGCACTCAAAGCCAAAGGTGGCCGCATAACCTCTGTAAATAACGTTGATAACTTTAGTAACTGGGAAATGAAAGATGGCACTCTTCTTAGCACGGGTTCAGTAGATGACACGCTTGTCATCTACAACACAAAGCCGCAAGAAAGCATAGGAGGCGCTCGCACCTACGCCACCCAGTTTCGCGTCGATGGTGAGTTCGATGCAAAGTCTCCAGCTGCTTCCCGCAACTCTCGCAAAGTAGCTTCTACTGTCAAGAAAATGTTTAAGTCACAGATGGATCAGCTACCTGACAACTCTATTGTTACTGCTATTCCTTACGCTGCGGACAACAAAGGCAAGAAGCGTCGTTCTATTTATGAGCTTGTTGGTTTCCGTCAAGCGCTGAGCGGCGATGAGCGCCTCTTCGCCATGAAGACAAAGGGTAAATTCGCTCGCATGGGGGACAATCATATTGAACAGATCGCCGATCTAATTCGCAACGACACTCTGACACTCGATGCGCGAACTGCGATCACCACGAGAACGGCACGTTTTGACTTCACGCCGGTAGCCAGCCGCCAAGGTAAGCCTTGTGGTAAGAGCTTTATCCCCAAAAATCAAAAATGTAGCAAAGCAACAACCGCTAAGTACGCAAACCAAGCCGGCGGCAACTCTGAGAGCTGGACACTCACTCAGAAAGTAAGCGCGGGAGCCGCCGCGTTGACCACAGCAGGCGCTGTCGCAGGTCTCGTCGCCGTCGCTTCTAACAAGAAAAAAGTCTCCGCCTATCGCAACAGAGTCTCGAGATCGGCAGTAGAAGCCGAAAAGCTCGCCATCGAGTACGAACGTCAGTTCCGCGAGCAGGCCGCCCAACGCCTGAAAAAGCGCCCTCAGGACGTTACTGGTTTCGAAGCCTCGGTCTACAACTACAACGATAAAGGCTTTGATCGTGGCTTCGGCGCCTTTGAATCCGACGCTAAATGGTTCGGCCAGACCAAACAAAGCAAAGGCGCCGTCGTGATGCTGTCCTACGCCGACGCCAAGGGCAAAGGCGGCTTCGAGATGGCCAACGGCGGCGCCTTCCAGTCTGTCTGGGGTGAGCGTGACATTCTCCCCTACGCCAACAACATCTCCCAACCCAAGGCGAGCAACGACCTCGACCACATGCAGCAGCTCACCCGAGAGCGCACCATGAAGCAAGCCGAGCGCGTCGCCGGACCCCTCGGCAAAGGCCTGGCCAAAGGCGCCTTCACGACTCAGGACGCCATCAAGCGCTTTGAGTTCCTCCGCAAGAACGTCAACGAGCGTGGCTTCAACCCTGACGCTGTTCGTGCTGCGGCCTTCGTCGTGGCCCAGCGCCGGCTGACCGGTAAGCCCGTCGACATCATGTCTTACAGCAACGGAGGCAACGTCGCTACTGAAACCCTCGCCATCCTCAGTGAGATGGGCTATCGCGACGTCAAAGTCGTCAACGTCGCTGGTCCCACCTTCGGTATCTTTAACCACTCAGACGACAATATGCGCACCTGGGTAAGCGAAGGTGACGAGTTCTACAAGTATTCCAATGGCCAGGCTTTCGTGGGCGGTAACACCCGCATGCTGAAGAACAAAAACATCCCTCACGGCCTACGGGACGGGATCGACCCCAACAACAGAGAAACCGGCGCTACTTGGCGTCAGAATATGAAAGACAAAAAGAGCTATTTACTCGACGAACAGCTCCAACAAGAGGCCTATCAATACCTCACCGTCGACAACAAGCGGGCCAACGAGCTCGTCAACGAAGTCATCTGGCGCGTCGGTGAAGACATGAAGTTCGAGGGCGATCTCGGCACCCTGTTCGGGAGCAACAGCACCGTTGCCAAGTCCCGCTTCAAAGGCTTCCTCGCGTCCATGCCCCGTGACCAGGCCCGCCAACAGATCAAAGCCGAGCTCGAAGGGCGCATGCTCGACGTCTGGTACGGCGGCTACAACCCCAAGCAGGTGAAGAACGCCCAGAAGGCCATCCGCCAGGAGCTTCTCACCTACACCACGCCCTCGCGTCCCACGCAAGTGCGCACCCCTAGGCCGACTTCCCTCAGCCAGAGGATCGAGCGTCTGATGGAGCAGAACCCCGGCATGTCCCGTGAAGCAGCCCGTCGCAGAGCACAAGAGCAGATGCGCCGTCCCACCAAAACCGACGCCTACGACTTGGCCTGCGCCCTGACCCTGCAACGCCTGTGCGCCGCCTAAGGCCATGGACGTCGTTGAGCGGTACAACCTGCTCCTCCGCACCACCGAGGACGGCACGCTTCGCCTGCTGAACAAAGTCCTCGACCAAGCCTTCAACCGCCTGGTACGCCGGGCGCGCGTTCACATGCGCATCGGCCGGGTCGACCCGGTGCAGCGCAATCTCGCCCTGCTCCAGGAGTTCCGGCAGCTCGTTCCCTCCTTCCGCTTCGATCGGGTCGATGCCTACGACCGGCTCCTGCGCGACCTCGTCAGGCAGGCCAGTTCCCGTGGCATCGCCGTCGCCGACGAGCTCACCCAGCGCATGGCCCCCGACCGCGCCCGCATCGATGTCTCCATTCCCCTCGAAGCGACCGCTGCAGCCGCTGCCCAATCCAAGGGCTACCTCCGCAAGCATGGCGAGCGCTTCGCCATCACCTCAGCCGAGATCGTCGCCCAGGGTGTCGCTGAAGGCCGGCCAACCGACGCCATGGTCCAGGACCTGCGCTCCCGCCTCGGGGTGGTGAAGTCCCGCGCTGAAGCGATTGTGCGCACCGAATCACTTCGTGCATACAACGACGCCTCTAATACGTACTACGCGGCACAAGGCATCGAACTTGTTATGTATTACGCCACCGCTGATGACCGCGCCTGCCCACTCTGCGCCCCGAGAGCGGGCAACATCTACCGTAGGCAAGATATTCGTGTCCCTTTACACCCTAGATGCCGTTGTTACCTCGCACCTTGGGACGCTGACATCGCTTCCATGGACCAAAATTATGCCGATATGCGAAAAGCGCATAAAAAAGAGGTCGAACAGGCAGTTCAACGCCTAGGCGCCGCACCTGTTTCCCTCAACAAGGCCGCGGTCTTCGAACAGATCGCACCTGTTCCGGTGTCCTAGCCAGGAATAGGTTCTTACACTGGCCTATCACAAACCGGGCGGACGCGCCCCCTAGTCATGGCCGCTTCCACCACTAAGAAGCCCACCGCCTACCGCGAAGGCCGCGCCGACAAGAGCAAGAAGCCCTCGATCGAGATCGAAATCAAGCCCGAGGGCGAAGAAGAAGAAGAGGGTCCGGAAGGCGAAGAAATGGACGCCTCTAAGCCCCACTCCCGCAAGCGCAGCGCCAAGGGCGCCAAGCACACCAAAGCCCCCATGGACGGTGGCATGTACGGTAAAAAGCCGATGGACGGGGAAGGCTGCAACTGCGGTAAGCGCAAAGCCAAGTGCGACGGAAACTGCGGCAAGAAGATGGACCGCAACGACGCCCTCACCCCTCAGGAGTACCTGGCCGCCTGCGAGCTCGGCATCCAGGGCCGCGCCCGCTCTTACATCCGCGCCCGCCTCGACGCTGAAGAGCGCCTCGATCTGAAGTGCGGCAAAGGCTCCATCAGCCAAGGTGAGAAATGCACCAAAGGAGCAGCGACAAAGGCACAAGGCCCCAGTGCAGCGGTAAAAGTTGGGCAAGCTGCAAAAGCTGTAGGCCTGGGGGTGCTCGAGACCGGTAAGTGGGTCTCCGGCTACAACATCGGCAAGACCATTGCCTCGGGTGTTACCCAAGGGAAAAACGAAAAGGGATCAGGGGGTGCCAAAGCGGGCTCCATCATCGGTTCCGCTCTTCTCCTTAACCCAATCGCAGGTATCGGTGCGGCTCGCCGCGTAGGTGCTTTTGGTTCCACCGACCTCCAGCAGCACGCTCAGAACGAGAAGAAGGAAAAAGCCTGGCGTAAGAGCGTCGGTTATCGCGATGGAGGAACCTATGCCAAAGGTTTCAAAGTCGACTACGCACAACTGGGGCTCTGACCATGACTCTCACCCCGAGCACGGTCCGTTGCGACCTAAAATGTGGTAAAGGCGCCATCTCCAAAGGCGAAAAATGTACTAAGGGCACTGCTCAAGAAGTTATTGAAAAAGCCGCACCTATAGCTCTCGGCTTGGGGCTGGCTGCAGGTGCTATCGCGCTGCATCGTCGGGGTAAAAGACCTCGTATCGGGGATGGACGGACTGTGCCAAACATTCCCAAGACTCCTCCTAAGCCTGGAAAGGTTTCCAGCCCGGCGAGCAAAGCTCAAGCCGAGGCAATGGCGACCCGTGTAACTGAGCGCGTTAAACAGCGTGTGCGTGAAAACCCGCAGAAAATAGCCTACGAAATGCAAGCGGAAGAAATTAAAAGCGCAGCGATGAGAGATGTGGTGCGTAGCAAGAAGTTCCAAGATGCGTTTAAGAGCAGAGCCATGACTATGGAAGAGCTAGCTGAACTAGCTCGCGATCCTGATGCTTTCGATAAATGGATGAAGCGCACGGACTCCGCACTAACCCCGAGCACGATCCGCTCGGATCTCAAATGTGGTAAAGGCGCCATCTCCAAAGGGGAAAAATGCACTAAGGGCACTGCAACCCCGGCTAAGTCGAACAACACCATCCGCAACATCGCCCTTGGTGTAGGCGGCGCTGCTGTTCTTGGAGGCATTGCGCTGGGTGCCACAAAGATGCGCGCTACGCAACGCATCGCTTCCAAACCTCTAGGTAAGAACGCTACCCCCGACCAAGGCATTGCCCAAGGTAAAGCTGCATTCAAACAAGCCCGCGGTGTGCCCCTCGGAGCTGAGATAGCTGGTGCTGGCTTGGGTATAGCCGGCGCCGGTCTGATGGCCAACGAATACGCTAAAGAACCAAGGAAACGCCAGGCTGGAGCCATCATGGCCGGCGGCGCGCTGATGTACTTAGGGACCGGTACTTATATGTCGGGGCGCTCAATGCGCACTAACCTCGCTGCCAAAGAGGCTGAGTGGACGACGGGCGCCGAGGATTACAAGCGGCAGTGGAACTCCGCGCGCGAGCAAGCACAGCAACGTGCAAAGCAAAACGCAGCCTCAGGCAGCCAGGGCAGTCGAAACGTAGGCGCCAACAAGGCTGTGGAAAACCCCTTCAAAGACCTTGACATCCCCGAGAGCGCTTCCGACGCAGATGTCAAGAAGCAATGGCTCAAACTCATGCGGGCGAACCACCCGGACGTCGGGGGCGACCCTAAGAAGGCCCAACAGATCAACGCCGCCTACCAGGAGATCCTTCGCCGCCGGGGCAAGCTCGACTCGATCTACGCCGACGGCTTCAACATCGACTGGGAGGCCATCGCACTGTGACCCTCACCCCCAGCACGGTCCGTCTCGACCTCAAGTGCGGCAAAGGCGCCATCTCCCAAGGGGAGAAGTGCACCAAAGGGCCGACTACCCAGGCGAAGATCGCCCTGGGCGTGGGCCTAACGGCCGGTGCCCTTGCTCTTGGTGCTCTTGCAACACGCCGTAAGCCAGGTGCCGCGCGCCCAGCGAGCACCCCGCCCCCCGAGAGCGGCGCCATTCCCAAACCCTCCGGCCCACCTCGTCTCCCCGGCACTTCGCCACGCGCTGCCCTTTCTCCCGCACCTCCGCGTCAATCCAAGACCCAGCGCATGCGGGCCAACACCGCCACCGCAGTGCGCAAAGCCGAGGGTGCCATCGCCCAGACCGCCCGCGAGGAAGTCCGTCGCGTCGCTCAAATCGGCAACACCATGGCTGCCACTGGCGAAGCCACGGGCATGGCGGTGAAGACCGGCCTCCGCGAGCTGCGCCTCCGCACCGAGGCCGCTCGCCGTCGCTTCGAGCCCGGGTACCGCGCTCCTGATCAACGGCGCCTCCCGGGTGGGGTGCAAGCTCCCCTCAACGCGCAAGCTCCCGAGCGCGAGGCCATCCCCATCGATCCCCGCACCGGGCAACCCAGGCGCCCTCGTGCCCAAGGCTTCGGCCGCCGGGACAACTACATCCAGCACTACGCCCCAGTTCAGCTCCAACCTCCCCTGCGCCGCGACACCGAGGACGGGAAAGTTGTCGGCCTGGTAAGGATCGACGCCCCCGAGGGCGGTCAGGGCAAACCGTGCGGTGAGTCTTTCATCCCCAAGAACAATAAGTGCAGCAAAAAGACGGGTTCCTCTACCAATTCAAACCTCCAAACCGTAGCTACAGTAGCTCTTGCCGCAGGCGTACTAGCTGGAGGTACTTATTTGTTTAAGAAGAAATACTTTTCTAAGGAGGAGTGGGACAACCATCCCGCCAACAAGCTGAATAACCCCAAGCTCACCGAGGCCGAAGCCCAGCGCATCGTCGATGAAGCCATCGCCGGTGGTCAGAAGTGGGACGCTCAGGAGAAGATAAACGCTCGCCGTAGTGCTGCAGAGTGCGGTGGTGGCCTGGGAAAGATTCAAGCCCCGGCGAAGTTTGACGCGGCGATCCCTACGCCACGCTGCCAAGCCGGGGAGGGTGCCTTTGGCACCTACTTCGTTCATCCCTCTGAGCAGTACGGCATCAAGCTATTCCGTAACGGCAACGAGGACGACGTTGCCAGCGAGTTCCGTCGTTTGGACAAAGCCGACTACGCGGGCGTCAATGTCCCCTCCCCACTGCGAATGCAGGCAATCAGGGATGCGGATGGTGAAGTTAGAGCGCAGACTCTTGTCCTGACCCATATGAAGGGGTACAAGACTATTGATAGCGAGCACGGAAACGCATATGGTACTGCCGCAGATGCGCCTTTAATAGTTCAAAGAAATATCGCTCGGCAGTTCCGACTTTTGCATACCGCAGGTCTTGCCCATGGGGACATTCACTCTGGCAACTTGATGGTCAACCCCCGCAGCCGGAAAGTCGCCCTAATCGATTTTGGCTACGCCACAGAGCTCCACGACCCTAGGCAATCTCCGCACTACCGCAATGGTGTTCAGAACCTTCTATCCGACATGAATCGACTGCCTGAGTTTCTAGGGTTCTCCTCGCGTGGGACTGATTTTATTAGTAGGTACAAAGGGGTTCTAAGCAACGTCGAGAAACAAGCAAAAGAACTCTCGAGCTACGGAGGTAGAGACAACGAAGAACGCTTCCAGATCGCGGTTAAGCGCTACCACGACGCGCTCGAGACCGAGCTTCTCTGGGATGACCGCATGCCTCGTTCACGATTTGTCAGTGGTGCCGACCAACCCCGCATTCCCGGCCTGACACGCCGGATCCTCACGGCCAACGCGAATACTCGCGAACGTGACATCATGGCCCGCGACTTCGTACAGAAGTCCACCCTTTTCCAGCAGCAAGCAGCCGCGTTGGGTGTCAAACGTCCACGCCTTTTCCTCGCCCTCAGACCCGAGCGTGACGTCCGAGCAAGACAAAAGCCCTTCGGCACCCCGATTCCAGCAGTTTCTACCTATAAGTTCGGCGGGCCACGACGTAGTACAAGGTCGCTGCAAACCCCTGAATATGAATGGGAAGACTGAGGCAGAATCTCCACCGCCGGTGAAACCC